TTCCTTTGCAATTGTTAGACTTACCGTCTGTGCGCAAAGACTCAAATTATCTGATTGTGATCCAACAAACAGCTGCGCCCCTTTGATGATGATGTTTTCTGAAGCATCGTAAGCGGGCGTGTATGGTGCCGCATAAGACTGCTCATTATCACTTGCGTATGTTAATGTTCCAGTGTCGTTTGCTGCCACCAGAAAGCCCATTTTAGCACCTATGTTATTAGCTGCATTTGCTCCCGTGTTCCAAAGAATAGAAAGTGCTGAAGATGTAGATGAGGCAATTGTAAATTTACCGGTCGTACTAGAAAATACCACTGTGTAAACCTCTACACTCGCAGCCGCTAACAGTGCAGCCTCAACAGCAGAGGCAATCTCCATAGGTGTCTTATAAATCTTTTCTGCAATACTTACTGCAAAAGTCCCTGAGTCGTCAGTGATGTCAAGAAACTTTGAAGAAGCTGTAATTGTGATTGGGTTAAAATAGTAATTTGTACCAGAGAAGCTAAATTCAACTTCACCAAAACCATTTGCATCAGCGGTAATTGATACTTCTGTAGTTGTATTTCCAGCCGCTGCCACTATTGCGAAACCTCCACCAATGTATTTAGTGGTTGAAAAAACAGGGTGTCCCGTAGCTACTGGCAGATAAGTAATTGCCTTTCCTAAATTAACACCCGTGCCTGGCACGTTAGTTAGTGCAAAGTTTAATGATAAGTCATCGCCACTTATAGAAGCAATGTTTCTGATTTCATAACCAGATCCATTCTTTACTAATAGTGCTTGTCCTTGAACAAATGTTGCACCCTCTCCAGTATCGACCTTAACAAGAGTTGCAGTCGAAGACGCTACGGTATCATATTCAGTAGTGTTGATCTTTTTTGACCCCATAACCGACTCATACATAATTCCAAGTTCAGGCTCAACACCTTCAACACCAGAATGTTTTAAATAGGCAGAATGAGATCCACTCGTTCCTTCTTTTCCGATTGATGATTTAGCAGCACCAATGTCATTTAAAAGCTCATCGCTTTCTAGTACCTCTGGCTCGTATGATGTAGAATTGCCCGGTCTTAGTGGGACAAAGTCCGCACCCGATGCAGGAGGCAGGTAAGTGCCAGGGGTGATTTCTTTCTTAACAGCGTAACTAGATGCTCTATTTAATCCTACAGCCATGAGGTTCTCCTATATAACGCTTTCGCTTATTGTAATTGTAAATGTGATTTCACATAAAAGGTATTTTTTTTCATTCGCTGCCATAAATTCTATTCCAGAAACGGTTCCGATCTCGATTCTCTCAACACTGAATTGCTCATCAAGCTCACTTGGCGAGTAGATCATGCTCAAAAATGATTGCTGATCCTCTAGTAATAATTTTGAAACATCATCAAAGGCCGTGCCTTTTGTTCCATTGGTTAGGAAGCTTCTAACCATAACAAAGGTAAACTCTCTAACCATATACAGGTTGCAAAATTCTACAGTCTCACGAGTGGCAGAATTAACTCTGATACCATAAGAATTTTTTAAAATAATCTCTGGATTATCGGTCGTCTCATAAGGATTATGCATTCTAGTCTTACTTGGAAACAATGTAGCGGTCTTTGTTACTATTGCGTCATAGACAGAACTAATTTTCGTCATCTGTAGAGCCATCCTTGCTTCGCTGTTTTTTCTTTAATCTCAAGTATAGCATTATTATTCTTATCAATGCTATACTGCGACAAGTCTAATCGCTTAGAATATTCTTCCTTCGCTGCCTTTCTTTGCTCAATATAATCATTTCCAAATGATGTAAAAATAATCTCAGCACACTTACAAACAGACGCCCCTATAAATCTTTTTCTTTCGAGTATTTGCTCAGGTGCCACTATGATGTTTTTCCTTTGAAGGTCCGCTACTATTTGAACAGCGGCTTTTATGTGCTGCTCTTCCCATGTTGTTTTAGATGTCTTAAATGCTGATAAGAAAGCGGCATCATCAAAAACGGGGTACTCATCAAAAAGATCAGAGTCATCGCTAAACTTATTTCCCATGAATGATAGAAGAACTGCTGCTGTTAGATCACTGGCAAAGGATATTCTAGTCCAATACTTATAATAAACAACGGTCGTTAGTCCTGCCTCGCTTGAGTCTGTCGTTCTTTTCCATGAGCTATTTCTATTGGGAGTAAATTCAATATTTCCACTAGTAGACAAAGCAGATGTCTCATCTCTTAGTTCAGCTACCGAAGTCCAGCCGTCTGCCAAGTATTCCACCGTCATTGAGGTAGAGATTGCATTTACAACAGCACCTAGCTTTATATAAAGCTGATTAAAAGGGAAATCACTAGCAATGTAGATATAATTACCTGTCGTATATGTTAATGCATAATTAATAGTATCTAGTCGGTCTATCTGCTTTGTTATCTCTGTATTGTTATAGAATATTCTCATAATTTCCTTAGACAGGAGAGTTGATATTTACGGCTAGTTGGATAAGCTAAAATCAAGCCAACTAAGTGTATATCCGGCATTGTGAATCCTCGCTCTTTAGGGCGAGGATGTTTCAATCGCAAGCATCATTTCAGTTAGCTTAATAGGATTCAACTAAAATGCTATACAGTCAAAGACAACTTTAAACTTTCCAGCAGTCAAAGCGGCCGTTCCAATCACGATGTTCGGGATTGCTCCAGCAACAGAGGGAAGCTTGTAGTTTAATGCAACATCATTAGTATCATCCCAAACTAAAGCACCAGCAACCTTACCCGAGCTAAAAGTAGTACCGGCAGCACCTCCGATAAGTGCAAAAGTGTCAATAAAATAACCGTCAGCATCGACAGAGTTTCCGATAGTAACTGTAGCTGAGCCATCACTTGTAGCAGGTGTTTCAACATATACGGTTATGTTTCTAATTACTAAAGTTGTATCCATAATGTTGCCCACGTGTGGCGTACAAATTAATGGAATAGTTGAAATTGCCCCACCGCTAACAGCGAAGTCATATTCATATACGAAAGTTAAGGGCTTAAATTTATTGTAGGTCATTTGATACTCCTAATATTAAAATGGGCACGATTTCTCATGCCCACTCATTACGTTTTTTTATTAATCGTTTAATCCAAGAACTAGTGGAGATTTACCAGCAGCAGCACCTTTAAGAGCTAACTGAAGACCTACTAATCCAAAAGCTTGATCGATTGCAGAACGTTTTGCACCAACACCTAGTTCGATGTATGGTTGCTCTCCGTACTGAGCTTCTTTTTGCATACCAAGAGCGATACCACTCTTATCGAACATAAATAATTGCTTATCAGCTAATCCATTATGAACAACTACCGGCATACCAAGAATCATACCAACAACACCACGTGGGATAGTTGCCTGGCCGAAAACAGATGCATCTTTAAATTCTGTTAATCCCATGATGACCGCTTCTTGAGCTGGTGATGCAACGATAACAGTGTTTGAAAGATTTCCGTCTGCTTGAAGTATAAGTTTTCTTAGATTTAAAAGACCTGCATAAGTTACGTTAACATCTGAACCAACATTAGTGAAAGAAGCAGCGATGGCAGCTAGTTTAACAATAATTTGAGCATCAATGTATCTTGCCTGAGCAGCAGCAGCTAACTTAATAGCTTCCATTTGGCCTTCAATAGTTGTTTGTTGAGCTGTAAAGCTATCTACAATCCAAGAAACATAAGCATTGAAGTCTAAGTTCATTGTATCAACAGTAGCAGTTAAAGCCGTTGCCTCTCCAGCTACGCCTTCAGCTCTGTCAATAACAGTAAATGAAGAGAGTTTTGGAAAAGAGATTTGCTTAACACCTTTTACTGCGAAATTAGAAACGTCTGTAACGTAATTTCTAAGAACAGAGTTAAAAGCAAGTTCACGTTGTACAAGAGAAGAAATTAGTACTGACTTAGTTGCGCCAAGTTCAGTATCACCCATAAATGCATCAGCCATTTTAGACCTCCAAGTCTATTTAGTTCGTTATATCTTTCCTAGTTTTCTAAGCTCTGCCTCTAGTTCTGCAGATGTCATCTCACTTACCTTTTTAGGGCCGAGAAAGTCTTGCTTAGGAGTTTCATTCGGCATCTTTCCAGACTTAAACTCAATTAAAGATGAGTGTCTTTTAACAAATTCTGAGACAACACTTTTCACGCTTTCCTCATCGACTCTCTTAGTCTCTGGATTGTAAACGATCTTGTCAGTGTCAACAAATTGGTAGTATGCATCGTCCTTGATCTTTCCACCTAAATGTCTTTGAAAGGCATTGAGCTTTACAGATTCTAAGATTGTGCTTTCGAGTTGTTCACGTCTTGTTGACTCCTCTATTGCTTTCTTCTCTTGCTGTTCAGCGTAAGTCTTCCACTCATTTTGTTCTTTCAACTTATCGTTGCTTGTTTTCTCTTTTTCTTCTTTAAGAATTCTTAGTTCTTCTCTTAAAGATTTCTCAGAGGAAACACTCCTGCGATAAGTCTCATAAGCTACTTTGTCTTTTGATTGGTTCTCAACGTCGCCACTGGCTTGTTGTTTCTCGGCACTGCCTTGATCTTCCATTAAATTCTCCACGGGTTATGCGTTATTGTCAAACGCTATTTAAAAATACCTCTTATAAGCTC